TAATAAGAACCTTGGTTGTCATTTGCATAATAACTTTCAGCCCCACTTATGCTATAAAATGTAAATTTGCCGTTTGGAAAATAAGAACCTGCAACATAAACATTATAATAACCAGCACTCATTCCGCTATTTACATAATCATTATCACCAATCTGACCAGTAAATGAATAATTTACAGAGTTGTCTGTCTGAGTATATCCACCAGAACCATTCCAAATATAATTATAACCAGCGTAATTGGCTGTATTCCCTCCTCCCAATCCATAAGGGAGCGTAACATATCCTCCATCGTGCGACTCGTTAGTTGTGCTAAGGAATTGACCAGTTTTATATTGAATATTAGAAGCCGTGGCGTAGTCTGTGTATGTGCCTCCAGCCCCGTCATTTTTTACAATGTAATTAGCAGTCTGAGGCCAATAGGTAACAGATTGAATAACATTTGGTGAACCTCCAACATAATCAGCCCCTGTTAAGGTGCTATTATAAGACCCAGCAGGAGGATATCCAGAACTCTTAGGAAAAGTTAAATTAAAACTTTTTCCAACACTAAGATTATGTAAGATTCTTGTAAGCATTACTTTTTGGGTTGCTGTGGAGCAGCAACAACTATTTTCCCAATTAATTTAATTTGGGAAGTTCTGTTTAACATTAAACAGCAGAATATGCAATATGTATATTTGTGCCAGCAGAATCGGCATTACAGCGAACAATTCCGTTCCAATTATCAATAGAAATCAATTGAAGAGGCTGAACAAGGATACCAGCATCACCAGTATCGCTTAGAACAACATAAATGTTTCCAGAAGTGTTTTTGTTTTGAACAATAACAAGAATCCGTTTATCGCCAACAGCAGGCTTAGCAAGGATAGTTGTAGTAGCAGTTCCAACAGTCGTATCAAGGTGAACCATGCTACGGAGGAAGGGGGAGGATGTTTGAATTATTGACATAAATTAATAGGTTCTTGACATGTTTATTTTACCAAATTGAGCCTGCTGTCTTAAAAGTTTATCGTATTCAAGTTCTAGAACTTCTTTTGCTTTTCCTTCTATTGCACCAGCCTCTTGAAGTAGCATTTCAGATTGCAACCAGTTTGCGGTGCAACCCCAAGACATATAAGAACCAAAGATATAAGGGATATCTATTTTAACCCAACTGGATGGGGTTGTGGATGGGCTTTGTCCAGCAGTAGTAGAAGTTACAGCACAAGTATAGAAGTTGCCACTATGAGGCTTTCCTGCAACTGGAACAAGCGTTCCTGTATTTGAACCAGAGTCAAAGTAAATCTGAACACCACTATGATAAACTATAGTAGTATCAAATACATCACCAGTAAGCACAGGACATGGAAGTCTGTAAAGATACCATCCTTCAGATACAATACCCATGACAATTACCTTTTTGGTAGTGCCATTATCGTAAAGATTATAGTTATACGCTACAGCCCTAGACGAATCTTGAGGGTTTCTGTTCCATACACCTAGTATTTCACTAGCGTTTGCATCTGGAATAAAATATGTTATTCCGCTAGTATCGCTATTTTGCCCTATTTCTGGAGCATCCGTAATTGTTGTAAATGGGGCAATTCTAACTATATCAGGCCATTGGTTTGATTCCCAAGCCTCACGAAGTCGAAATTGTGCGAAATCTCTGAACTGAGCAAAAGTTTCAGCAGAAATATTCTGTCTATCGTTACCGCTAAATTGCAGGGCATCGAATAGGACTTTGCTGAAGTCAGTTGTTCTCATTTGGTCAGGAATCCGTCTGCGGTAAATATGTGTCCGTTAACACAGGTTTTTTTAGCATAGTTTTTAACTGCGGCTTCTGGGTTATCTCTAAGGAACTCACGCATGAACTCCTTATCCTCCCAGCAGGCATATCCGAGTCTATGACCCCAATAATGCCACGCTTGAACTGGAATAGAGGCTATCTTTTGACCAACACCCTCTATGGCTTTGTTTTCGTTGAATCTGTCAAAGTGACCTGCTTGCTTTGCGTTTGCTCGCATCTTCACTTCTTCTTGTCTCCAACCATGAAGAAGTTCCTTCTCCACCCTATCTCTAAGGTGGGAAGGAATAACTTCAGATAGACTTTGGATAAAGTCCGACACGCTTCAATTACGAAGCAAAGTCGAACACACCAAAGGCGAGAGGATTGTAGACGCAGAGTCCAGCAACGGCTTCAATGAGGCGAGCCTCACCACCACCAGCGTTGGGCAGAGCAGTCACACCAGCAACATTGCCACCATAACGCACTTCAACTTGGTCAAAGGGAATGACATAACCACCGAGGGTATTGCCAACGCCACTAGACACACGAAGGAAGTGAGAAGGGTGCAATCTCAACTTACCGAAATCGCCCTCGAACACATCGACAGACGAGATGTAATTCTGCGAATCAGACTCTCTGTTGAGAGTGCGGATAGCAGTCATCGGGGCTGTGCCAGAACCTTGGGTTGTGGTATAAGCGAGATTCGTGAACGCTCTCTTTAGGGCAGAACCGCAAAGGAGGTCGAAATCTCTGTATTGACCAGTCTGTGTGTAAATGCCAGTAAGAACATTTTGAACAACAGTTTCAGTCAGCGTAGCCGTGGTAGCCGTAGAACGATTAGCAGTAGGCGTAGCAAACTGGGTGTCGTAAGGAAGCACAGAGTCAACTGAAGCAGTAGGCTGGAGCCACTTGTCCAGACCTCTGGTGATATAGGCATTCGTGCCGTTATCAAGTTGAGCACCCTGTGTTCCGCAGAAAGTGGATTCCATGTCACGCTTCAGGGCTTGAATGCCCTTAGCAACATTGTTGGCGAGTTCATCACGAACACCAGCGACAGTAGCGATATCTTGCGTCAGGGGAGACACACGAACTGCTCTACGGAAGATTTGGATGTAGTTGCTGAGTTCAGCACGATAGACAGCGGAACCATCCTTGACATAATTTTCATAGGAGGTGACATCTGTGCCATCGACTGTGCCAGTTGTCTTAGGAGTAGGAAGGCGGTCTGCCTGCCATCTGAAAAGAGTATTGCCAGGTTTGCTACCCTTCTTTGCCATAGAAGTAAAGGGAGTATCCTTAGCATCAACGAGAGCGATGAGGTCAGCGAGTTCTTCACGCTTACCAGAGGAGATTGAGGGTTCTGTTAGGTTTGCCATAGTATTTTATAGGTTTGAATTTACAGGAATCTGTTAGCGATGATTGTGCTTAGGTCATCTCTGTTGCCAGAATTAGAAAAACGCTTTTGAGCAGTCTGAGAAGATTCTTCCCTTGCGGAAAGTCTTGCTGGAGACGCTGAAGCCTTAGGTTGAGACGGAGCCTTGTTGATGATTTTGGAGCCTTTAGAAACACTTGCTTCTCTATTTTTAACTCCTCGGATATAATCACCTAGCACCATCTTGTAGTCAGGGAATCTCTGGATTTCTGGAAAATGCTTTAAAAAAGCATCCGCAATCTGTCGTTCAGACGAGGTTCGGTCTTTCCACCAAGGGTATTCCTTAGCGGCAATTTGTTCAACCTGATTATAGTTTTGAAGATAATTGGCTCTGGCTGGAAGATGCTCATCTAGAGCATCCATTGCCTTAACCTTAATCTTTCTAACCTCATCGGCTGTGTATTCGACTTCCTGTCCGTTTTTATCCGTAACTACTGTCCCATCTGGGTTAAGTTCGCACCATCTGCGAATCTGCTTGGCTTGTTCAGCCTCACGATTCACTTCTTCGATTGAATTAAGATTAGCATACGGATTGTTTTTAGTAGGAGTCTGGGCTGGCTTGGTAGCCTCATGGCTCAGTCGCTCCACTTCATTTTTCAATCTTTCTACTTCTTGTTCAGCCTCTCTCCGTTTTGCGGAGAGTTTATCGATACGCTTTTTAACGCCTTTGGGTAACCCCCTGTCAAGTTCATCATCTTCAGACTTGGTTTCTTCGGTTTCCTCGGAGTCTGTAGTTTTCTCTTGTTCGGGTTCTTTATCTGTCAACTGTGAATGAACATCACTTTCTTCAGAAGTCGCTTGAACTTCATTGTCTGGATTTTCGGAACCAGACTGTTCCTCTCTCTCCTCACCACCTAGGAGTGTCTTGCTAACAATATCAGCAAGATTTTTTTGGTCAAAAGCCGTGGGTTTGCTTTCGTTGTTCATGGTATTATTTGAATCCGTTCCAAGTTCGGATTGATTTTCTGTATTCATTAGATATGGTCTAAAGTCCTTTTTAACTATAGCAGGGTTTTATAGTCCCAGAACTACTAGCATCTATTACTAGAAATATTGTTAACGCAAGTGGTTTATTGAAAAGAACCAATTTCTTACGATTTATCATTTTCTGGAGGTCTACCTTGGTCTGCAAGAACTTCATTCCTAGTATTGATAAGAATATCTTTAAATGCCATAAGAGCATCAGCCCTACCAGCATACCAAGCCCTATCTTCACCTTTGTTTTCTCTAGCAACAGCATTAGCAATTTCTACATCAATAGAGGCATCAATTAGCATATGAACTGACTTCCAAGTCAGATTTCCTGCCTCAAAAGACAGACCATGGATTATTTCATTAGGAAGCATTATTGTTGCTGTTGTTGTTGCTGTTGCATTTGTTCACCTTGCTTAATTTGACCCTGAACTTCCTGTCCAGCCTGTTCTCCTATAGGGGTTACTCCAGTTCTGCCAATTTGCTTGTTTTGTTGCTGGCTAACAGACATTTGAAGATTCTTTACATAGTTATCAAGTAAAGCCCTAAAATGCTGGTCACCTTGCATCATTTGTTGAGCCTTAGGATTCTTTTTAATGATATCTTGCAGATATTGAAGTTTTGTAGGTGCGGCTGGGTCATTTTCGACATAATTAGCCTCATTTCCAAGCATCATAAGACCAATATCAGATTGAATGTCTTTATATAGCATTTGAGACGCACTAGCCGTTTCAACAATAAGGTCTTTAGCCTTATCTGGGTCAATTGCCTCAATAGCCGCTTTTACCAACTTAGTCTTATCAATTACTCCAGCACTATCAAGAGGAACAACAAATTGCATGATAGCCTTCAATTTTTCCATTACAAAATCAGTATCAAGTTCACGCACATCATACTTAACTTGAAAATCGTATTGATTTGAGATGCTAGACAAGTTCTGAGGAACAGGCTTATTTGTAATAGACTGAATTGTTTCAGGGTCAAGATATTGAAGCATCAAACTAAATGCCATATTAAAGGTTTCACTCCAAACATCAAGCCATCCATTAACAACAAACTGTTGAGTAGTCTGAGTTTTTTGTGGCATGATTTGAGGATGATATAGACCAAAATAAGAAGCATGATTCATTTCTACTCTATCAATAAGAGAAAATGCCGTGTTAGTTTCTCCAGTAGGAGTTGGCATGAATCTGTAATCATCAGGTGATGTAACTGGAAGATGAATTCCTGGAGCAACTTTATTCATTCCGCCCAATCTTTTCTTAACAAGAATTGGAGGCATTGTTGTAAACGCTGTGCGGTCACGAATTGAATCATGCTGAGCCTTAATTTCTTCTTGGTCAGTCATAGAGATTTCTGGAATACCTCTAGATTCTTGAATTGGTCTACGCAGACGCTCTCTGCGATAGATTATAAATGGATATTCATTGTGTGCATATCCTAGAATCTTATGACTAGCAAATACTTCACTTCCAGCCCTAGGACAGAAAATAGTGCAATAAACACTTTGAACATTATTTTCATCAAGCAACTTAGAGTATGCATAAACAACCTCAATCATATGCATTTGACGATTAATCTGATAATTAATCAAAGTAGCCGCAGGAAGAATATTAGGGTCGTGAAAATTAGACCTAAGACCTGCAACGCTAACAGCCTGTTCAACAAATTCTTGACTCCAATCTTCCCTTTCAGCCATAGAACGAATTTCCATTTCAGTCATGAAAACTCTTCTAAAAATCACTCTTGCACTTTGAATATCAATAGTTTCTGGAGGAAATGAAATTTCATCAAATGGCTTTAATGCAGAAATGCTAGGAATATTTTTAGAAATATAAGATTCAGGAATCTCTGCTTTTCCTTCTTCTCTTAAAGACTTAATTGCCTTTTTAATATTCTTTTTGCTAATTGTAGTAAGGAATGTTGCAGCAAGGCTTACTGCAAAATCTTCCTTAGTTGCATCCATAATTGCATCAGGAAGTTCCTTTAGCAAAGTATTAGGATTTTGCTGGACAGCCTGTGTAATCATTTGAACAAGCATATCCATTGTAACTACTTGATTTCTAATTGCTTCTTCCTGCTCCCACATAATATGCAAAGCAGACCAACCATATTGCATTGTATATTGAGCAAGCAATTCAGCCTCAGAGCGTATGACATTTCTCTGCTTTGACTGAGTGAACCACTCCATCAATACATTAGCACTACTAGCAAAATCATAATCATTAAATTCAGTCCCCTTAACTTTAACCTTACAGCGGTCAAAAGTTGTCATAAGCATTGCAATTATATCATTAATAGTTCTATCTGTGAGCCTGCAACGAACATCAGAAGCACCTTCAAATGGGAAAGCACCATCCCCTTCCATTCTATTTTCAGAATGCTTTTTGCCGTCTTTTGTTTGTCCAGCCCATCTTGCAAGACGAATTTCATCATTTTCCATTATGTTGGCAACATTGCCACCATTCTGAGTGCTACGATTGTATTCTTGATATAGATATCTGACATCTGGAACATCAGTTGCATAAACCAGTTTATCTTGACTGGCATTATACTTGTTATTTTCGTTAAACTTGCTCATATATAATTTTTAGAAGGTCATCACGAAAATATCTTTTGTGTCCACCTTTAGTTGTTAGTGTTCTTACTTGCTTTAATTTGCAAGCAGTTTCAAGTTTTTTTCTAGCAAGACCTGTTAATAGTATTGCTTTTTGTCTTGATAAAAATGATGGAAAAAACAATTCCATTAGTAACTTCCTCCACCCCAACTTTTCATTGCTGAATTTCCTTGGTATTGTAAGTCCATGACCATCAGATATCTCAGACAATCTATTGGGTCTTTGGTTGCTCCCTTTTCGCCATCTAATCCTGTCCACTCTTTTAAAGAGTATATTAAGTTTTGACATTTTTCGCTTATATAAAGTTTTGGTTTATTATCTTCAGAAAGGTCTTTGGACATATCATATGAAAATCCGTCATTAATCATTGCTATTCCTTGGTCTATTCTTATACCAGCCGAAGGCTGGAAATGCATTGGAATTTCTCCATTGTCAAGCATTTCCATCAGAGTAACTCCTCCTTCATCAGTTACAGCCTTAGTTCCACCAGCCCTAGGGTCAATATATCGCTCCCAGATATCTTCACCACCCTCTAGTGTTAATATAAGTTCTTTATATTCATGCAGACTTCTTCCTGCGTTACTACGCTGAGCACTTCCAATTCGTCCATCTGGGTCTGAAGATGGCAATGCCCATTCTCCATCACTTTCATCTGGAAATTCACGATATATATACATGTCACCATTTTTAGCAACCCTAGCCCAAAGCATAAACCAGTTTCTAGCACCAGCAGGGTCACATGCCATATAGTTAGTTCCTTCTTCTGGTATCTTATCATTTGATACAATATTAAGTTCAGGACTAAATCGTGGAAATTGATTACCACTTACATTGTCAGCCCAACCATATGCACGAATCTTTATTTCATAAGACTTTTTTCCAAGTAGGGTTTTCTTTAACTGTTCAAATGGGTTATAAGGATTTAGTTGACTATGAAACCACATAACTGCGGCACTTCTGCTATTAGACTGAGCCTTAAATGGCATATGACCCTTAGGACTGCCTGCTACATTAATCAAGTCTGGCAATAAATCACTTTTCTTATGCTCTATAAACTTAGATGTGCTTACATAATCTTTAACAACTGGGCTATATCCAGTAATTGGAGTAAATGTAATCATAAGTTTACCCATTCTAGTAACAATACGATATCTAAGAGTTTCAACCCAATCCATAGGCACTAGTTCATCGCACCATATAAGGTCAACTTCACCACCTTCAATGACATCACGCTTTTGAGCATAATTCATGAAGAAACATTGGCTTTTATTAGGCAAAATAAAGGTATTGTCAGAAAACCCATTTTTTTGAGTATACTGAACATTCTGAATTTTGTTTTTCTTTAATTCTTTATATTCACTTGGAAGATACTTGTAGATAACATTTTGTTGCATCTGAATGCTAGATTGATTGGTAGTATGCAAACACCACACTCTAGCATCTTTAGTATTAATTAATGTTTGGACTACACGCTTAGCCGCCCATTCAGTTTTAGACGCTCGATTGCCACCAAGAACTAACAATTCATTATTATTCTTAAGTAACTCATCTGCTTCTTTCCAATGAGGCAAATCAAACCCATGACGATATGGGTCTAATTTTTCAGCAAGAATCTTATCTTCTCTAAGATTAAGCAACTCAACTACTTTGTCGTTTCCATATTTATCAACAAGAACTTTAAGTTCTTCTGCTGATGGAGTTAATATTATTGGATGACTGGTAGGCTCAAATGCCATTATTGAGAATCTGGACTAAGTGTAAATTCATGAAAACCCCCATTGCCGTCATCAAACTGATGCGTTTCACCTTTTTTAACTAATCCTTTTTTTAACATTTCTTCCCATTCTTTAGAGTTATTATTAAATATAGCCTTGTTGCGATTTAACATTATTTGTCTATAATCTTCTTGAGATGGCAAATAATTGGAATGGTCTGATATATAAGAAGAAGCATTTCCTTCATTTGGAGAAACATATTCAGTTGGAGAATTTATTTTAATTGGATGAGGAAAAGTCGTTCCATGAATTTCCATTCCAACTGTATTTGTTTTAGGGTCAAATGCACCTATCTTATATCCTTCTTTAGTTGTTTGACCTTGATTATACCACTTTCCATTCATGGAATAAAGCGTGTTGTTTCCTTGTCCAGCAATACCTGTAATTTCAGGTGGAGGACTAATTCCATATTTACTTAAAATGTCATATGCTGTTTTCATATAAATGGAGCCTTAGATTGGGTTTGAACCAATGACCTTCTGTTTACAAAACAGACGCACTACCGCTGTGCTACTAAGGCTTAAAGTCATTGTGCCAAAGTGTGTATCATAAAATCAGTATCTTCAGGAGGTCTAATTTTTTGTTTATTTAGCCAATCAATTCTGTGTTGAGGATTTCTATCCCTAGGAGCAATTGCTCTATGAACTTGTGAAAAGTCTGTATACCCTTTTCCCAAATCTCTGTCTTTAAAATACATAGGAACCAGTTCAGCCTGAACATCAATGGCTGATGCTTGTTTAGGGTCAAACATGTCAACTGGTCTACCAAGAACCTTTGATATCTTTTTGCTATAAAGTTTTTTGTTAGCATCTCCACTAAGTTGAATAAGTCCATGTCCACTACCTCCACCCTTTTCTTGTGAATCCATCTTTCCACCACTTTCAGCCATAATAGACCAATAGATGTTTTTTTGTTCATCTCTAGTGAATCCATACTTGTCCATATTGTGCGTCAAGTGTTGAATCCATGCATATCTTTGACCCTCTACTGGGTCATCAACCCAATCAGCCAAAGCATCACTAGGCTTTGTGTCGTCTGATTCCATTATAAAAACATGTAGTCTAGAGGAGATTCTGACTCCTCATTTTCATCGTCATCTTCAGGGTCTATACTCAAAAACTGCTACCCTTGTAGTTCTTCTTAGGGGAACCCTTATTCTTTTTATATTCAGGTTCGGATTTAGTCATCTTTTCCATGCGTTCCTTTTTAGGGGATTCAGCCATTTCATGCTTATTCTTTTTTTCTGATTTCATAAAATTAGTATTTTCCGTTAAATCGAGGATGTCTAGAAATACACCAGCGGATACCATCCCATCTGATATTAACTTTCATTCCTTTAATAAACTTTGTGTTATCCCTACAAATAACCGACTCATCTTTTCCGTCAATAAGAACTTTCAACATTCTGGTATTAGAATACTTTCCAGAAACTACACCTTCCTTTACCTTAGGCATAAGCACAGATTCTTTCATGCCAAGATTACTTCTAAGTTTATTTACACCATCAAGAGTCCATTGAACCTCCCAAAGAACCTTTGGCTTGTTAGACTCAATACGAGTCCAGTCCTCCCCCTCGACATAAGATGTTCTTATCTCTTTCATAAAATCTCTTGATAGTCCAAGAGCGATACTTAATTCTTTTTCTTTCATAGTAATAAAATTGGTAGGGATGGGGGGAATCGAACCCACCGACTTAAGCCTTATAAAGACTCCACTCTAACCGCTGAGTTACATCCCCGTGTAAATAGTCTTGCAGGGATTTGAACCCCGACAAGGAGAACCAAAAACTCCTGTGCTACCATTACACCACAAGACTGAGATTCGACCCTCAAGGAATCGAACCTTGATAACCCGCTTAGAAGGCGGGTGTTCTATCCGTTGAACTAAGGGTCGGAAGGGGGAACTGGGTTAAGGGATTGCACCTTAAGAATCCTAATAAGGCATTGGGGTAATGCTTGAAACGGCTTATTCGGAAACCTTTCTATTAATGAAAGCCCAGCAAATTCAATGAACTCTGATACCCTGTAACCAATTTACGACAAGTCAACTTTTATTTTAGGACATTAGAAACACTTAGATACTTAATCAGTTCTACTAATACAACTAGTCCCAAGAATTAACCCGCTTGACACCACAAGAAACCTCCCCCCTTATAACCCCCCTGCTCGCTTTGCTCGCCTCCTCAAATCCCCTATAGGTGTTGTCTTTTTGGACAAAACTAAATCCCTGAGTTAACCCGCCACCCAAGACCC